GCTTTTCTATTAAATCCTCGAATTGGATATCTCCTCTAGGACTAAGATCAAGATGAGTATTCCAAGTAAATCTATAATCAAAGCCCCATGTTTCTTTTTGGATAGAAAGCGAATTACATAGCCTTTGGAGCAAATCAGGACGATTGATATACGGAACTCCAATTACTGGTTTGTTGCCCATTAAGTTTGTCCTTTGTACTTGATACTTTTACTATATAGAAATTTCCCCATATTGTCATTGGTAAATATACTTAAACATACTCAATTGAACTTCGGTTACTGGTGTATTCTCCACATAATTTTGTCCAAGTAAATACCTGAATACCATTCCACCAGGTATGGTGTCCATTGCCAATGGTGGGAAAGTCTAACACTTTTTGACATTCAGGATGATCCATTAAAAAGTGCTGATTGGCTAGTTTACAATCTTTTTCGTTAGTGTCATCCACAATGATTAAGGCATCGTCCGCAAGGTGAGGAATAGCCAGTTTTAAACCTTCGTATTGACTATCGTAGTCATGCGCCCCATCGTAGACATATATCCCTATTTTGGCGGGGTACTCAAACATATTAGACTTAAAATAATGCCGAAAATCATGATTAATTAAGTAGATATTTCTTTCTAATCCTTCTCGGTTAGCATTTTTGATAAATAGCTCTTGATTGTTGCCATGATCAAATTCAGAAAAGTTGTCGATGGCTATCCCCTTGGGGTTCAAGGGTAGATTAGGAGCGTCTAACATTGCACCGCAGATCATAGCTCCCTGATAAGTTCCTACTTCTAGATAAACCTCACCCTTTTCTAGATACCTTACAGCCAGATTAAGAAGGGTTAGGACATTTTGAGTTGTCATTCCATTTACTCTTTTGAGTAAATTTGCAAATCGGGAATCTTTCGGGGTGACATCTTCCGTTCCCCAGTTGTTAAACTCAAGGGGCAAATTAGCTAAAAATTCTTTGGTTTCCATGGGTTTTAATTAAGTGGTTAAATTTCTTTTTATTCTGTACTAAATAATCAGGAAATGTGTCATCAATCGGACATATTTTTAATTGTTGTCCGTTCCACAAGATGGCATTATCTACCCAGTTATTGGTATTTTTCCGATTCTCATGGGAGTTCATTTCTACATGGGCATAGCTTTCTAGTTTCTGCAACACCCTGTCTTTCCCCCCAAGATAGCTAAAGTGCCATCCGTAGCGCTCACAGGGGACAAAATTATCAATCCTACCCCGTAGCAAGCTCAACGATTCCCCTTTAATGTATTCGTGGTAGGGGATAGCTTTTGGTCCTGCCCATCCACAGGAAAAGGTATTTAGCCAGAAATAAAAAAGATGCTGATTAAAAGCAGCAACTCCCATATCAGAGGTGTAGGCTTTAACCGATTCAGCCGAAGGAATTTCATCAGCATCTGAGACTATCACAAAATCCCCATCTTCTAATTCTGGAACTCCTAGCCTGATAGCGTCCCTTTGCCCTTTTTCCCGAACCCAAGAATCTTGTGTATCAGGAGGCTCGTAAACAACGTGAATAATGCGGTCGTGAAAGTTTTTGAATAAATGGGCATTTTCTTGGTAATAAAGTGGCTTGGGATTGCCTGAGTGTGTGACAGAGGACTCGACTAAAATAAATTTATCAATTACTTGATCTAGTTCATTTAGTCTGATTTCTAATAATTCTAGCTCATTGAAAAACATAAAGCCATCATAGATTTTACCCATTTAATCCTCTAGCCATTTGATAAATTTATCGGCGACAAACTCCCAAGTAAACTGACTTAATCTGTTTTTTGCTCTAATTGCTTTTATTTCGGCAATCTCAGGATCGTTGTACACTTCACGCAAAACATAGGCAACATCGTCAAAACAAACATAAGCACGTTCTAGGCTTAAAATAGGATCGGTTAACATCATTGTTGGTTCAACAGGATAACCACTTTTTTCGTCAAACAATTCACCTAAAGCGGCAAAATTTGTATAGATTTGAGGACAGCCTACCATGGCGCTTTCGGTAGAAGTCAAGCCCCATCCTTCTCCTGTTGAAACATTAACGTTAACATCTACGGCATTATAGAAAAGATTTAAAAGTTCATTCGGAATTTGTGGATGCAAGTAGGAAATTGTAGGCTTTCCATTTTCATCAGTTTCTGTTGCGGGAAGTAGTAATTGTCCTTCTAGTTTTACCCCGTACAATTCACATTGTCTAGAAAATAATTCTTGTACCCAAAACCCAACATCTTTAAAACCGCAATGAAGGTATAGGTAAGGAATCTTTTCTAGTCCAGATTCTTTTACCCAAACTGCAAACTCAACAAAAGCCTTAACCAAAATGTCAAGGCGTTTCCTCTCTGTATTCCTGTTAGCAGAAAACACAATAAAACTATTTTCAGAAATGTAATCTTTAAAAAGAGCTTTTCTTGCTTCTTGTTTGTCTAGAGGATAAAAACAAGGACTATTTCCATGGGGAATAATTTCTATTTCTTCGTCCCATCCAGCTTTTTTAATAACATTTACTCCAAAATTGGTGTAAGTAGCTATCTTGTAAGCCTTAGAGAAATTGCAAATTAAAGGTGCGCTGTATCCTTCACTATCTACAGGAAAATAGAAGTAGAGTTTTCGCTCTAGCAGTTTTGGGCAGAAATGGAGGTAGTAGTTGATAATCCAAAGATCATTAAGAATTACCACCTTATCAAATTCATCAAGATTGATTCTCTTTTCTAGAGCTTTATAACCATAGGGATCGTTATTTTCAGGGTCAAAACAGCTAATAATGCGACAAGAATTTATCGCTACTATTTTGTCGCAGTCAAAATTCAGGGCATATACGGTAATATCATAAATTTGCTCCAATCTGGTTATAATTTCAAATCCTACCCTTCCGAAACCCGATGGGGGGCTTGTATCTTCAAGCGATTTTATTGGACTATCTCCGAGCCACAAAAGCTTAGGTTTTTCCATGTTGCAATTTATCCCAGTGAATTTACAAAAAGAGAAGCTTTGTATTTTGACAAAGCAGGGACTAGGCTGATCGCATCCTCTACCGATTCAAATTTTTCTGATTTAATTATTTTTTGGCTATCTGCTACAGACAGACCTAAGTTTCTTAAAGTTTGTAGTGTTACATTGTTTAGGTCAATTTTTTCCCCAGACTCGGTTTTATCGGCTAATACCTGCTCGTCTGGCTCCAAGCTCCAACCATCTCTTAGCCAAGCTTCAAGGTCTACGGGGTAAACTTCCTGCTCTTTTTCGTCCTTGTAAATAACGTACATATCCATCGGCTTACCATGGCTCTTAATAATGTTCTATACTATAGTACAATACGAGAACGAGGAAAAACGTGGCTAATATTGCAATGTGCCAAGATAATAAATGTCCGTCTCAATATCGGTGCCTTAGGCATTTTTGCAGTGGCACCAGACCTAAGATTGAACATCAGGAGTATGTTAGGGTTAATCGCCACCCTGAGATGTCTTTTTGTGAGCTATTTCTTGATAGGGAAGCCAAGCCATGAGCCGACTAAATCCTCTCGTGTTTCCATTGCCAACGGGACTTAAAAACACCTACTCAGGCATTCCTGAGAATACTTGGTTATTCGATGCTTCCAAGTTAGGCTTGGCAGGAGATTATCTAGTTTTATGGATACCTCCTGACGACTACAAAGCTGATCTGCCTACTGTGGAAGTGGTTTCTGGCTACAGTTCTAATTTTGTCAGCCCCGATGGTGACACCTATCAAATCCAAGCCACAATTAGAGATGGGAAAGAGTCAGCCGAACAAATATTAAAAGAACTAATTAGGCGCTCTTATTCAGGGGATACAGTTACTCCAATCACGCTTTACGACTACCACCGTGCGACTATTGACAGCCAATACACAGCCCGTCAGGGGGTAATGTGGATAGAACAGCCTACGGGTTCTTTTCGTGGTTCTAATCAAAATTTAAGCCAAGGTTTTAATGTTGTTTTTAAGGAGTTGTAACCATGTGGATTAAGACCAAAGTTAAAGGCAAAGCGTCCAGATTGATTAATTCCGATTCTTACGATGAGATAATGACCGATTTAGACGATCTATCTATCGTGGCGGTAAGCTGTGGATTTAACGGGACTGAATTAACTATTAAGATGTATTTAGCTACCAATCCATCAATTGAAGACCTAGAAAAGAAAATGGCTAAAATCGAAAGGTGTTTTAGAGATGGGCGCGGGTTTTGTGATTTAGATGGAGAGGCGTAGTCATGGAAGAACCCGTAAAATACACTGTAGAGGGTAAAGTGCTAACAGAAAAGACTTATGAGAAACTAGCAGAAATTACCGATTTAGATATCCAATCAGCAACAAAAAAATCCTCTGAGATTCTTAAGGATTATATACAGGCAAAGTCTACCAAATAGTTTGAGATTCTTGGCTTGCCTTCCCTTGTGCCAAAGGATAGATGTCCCAGTTCAAATACCTTAAAGTATCGGCTAAATGCGAACGCATTAAGTCGGTTTTTTTGTCAATTTCTGCTTTTCCTTCTATCCATTTAAGGGATTCTAAGTCAGCTATCAGCTCATCACAAGTGTCTGATAGGAACAGTCTATTGTGGTAGAAAGTAGCGTTAAGAGCGTTAATAGAGTCTTGCACGGATGGATTCGAGAGCTTGTAACAAGTCTCCCAAGTGAATTTTAGAAGGTTAAATTCTTCTTTAATTATTCCCCAGTTAGTATTTTTACTGTTAGCTGTTTTTTGATTTCCCGAAGCGTCACCATGAATATAAATCTTGCTAGGCTTGAGAGATTTTAAATACTTTCCTGCCTCTTTGGCAAGCTCAAAAGTGTCTGAGTTAAGTAAAAAGAACTCTCTGATTATTATGATTTCCCCTGCTATTAATTGAGCAACTATGGCAGTGGCGGGGGAGTGGTTAAAGTCAAAACTAATATGAATAGGAAATCTTTTGTCATAGGTGGCTATTGATTCAGGGATTAGATGGGTTTTCCTGTCAAAATATTTAAAGATTAGCCCTTCTGTGATCATGCTATATTCCGACAAGATTTCAAGCTTGAATAGCTCAGGAGTTAAGGTGGCTTTCATCCTGTCGATATAATCAGAATCGGCGTGTAGATTTTCTAGGCTAGTCCCTGCTATTGATAAAAATTTAGCTTTTTGGTCATCTGTTCTTTTTGGGTCGTCAAAGATTTTATAGCAGTAATTGTAAGGCTGATTCTTATTAATCGAACTGGTTATGAGGAGCATCCCACTACTTTCCCCCTTACCCCTTCCAATCCGTCCCATAATCGTATCAAAAGCGCCCTTAACAGAGTAAGCATACTCATCAGCCCATACCCATCTTACCTGTAATCCTCTACCTACCTCTTTGGAGTTTTTGGTTTT